GCTTGTACAGCACGATTCTGCGAAGACTGAAATGCATACGGCTGCATGTCGCCTTCCATCTGCCAGAATCCGCTCCAGCCACTTACTGTAACTGCTGTGAGAGACATTGTGCATACTCCTTAATGACATGAGTGTGCAGCGTGTGTTGTTCTGGCTGCTGCGTGGATTTGTAGTTGTGTAGCGTACTATATAGAATAGCGATGAGCAGGTCAAGCGATTTCGTGGTTGCCAGCCGTCTTTTTATAGTATATAATGGGTGGGTCGGAGGGGATGGCGGTGATATATAAGAAGGACGGCTGCCACTAGCATACTCGCACACACGCAGCTTGACATTCTCACTGCTATATGATATAATGAGTCATACGTTGCGAGGGACAGTGCGCAGCGATTCGCTATTATAATGCAGCTATTATATAATAGCATGCACAGCACATACTCATAGCACACTCATAACAGCAACTCCCCGACGAGCGAAGCTCGGCGGGCCGCGTATGCACAGCTCACTTCCCGCACTTGTCCCCACTCTCGCACTTTGTCTTTTCGGCTGCCGTGATGATGTAGCATCATGCATACTGCCTACCACTAGCTACGTGTGCGTGCGGCTGACATGCACTGTACATAGTGGCGCTAGTATGACCCCCATGTTTTGATTTGACGGGGGGTAGTAGGGGGTAGTTGACTACGTGCTGTAGGTGGGGCAACACCCTGCAGCCATGAGCATGCATCGCACTACTACATGCATGCATCGTAGCTGTTGGTATCGTCATCGCTGTTGTTGTGGATATGTATAATGCCAAGCGCTCTAAATTATAGTGCTGTTGTTTTAGAGTGTTTGTGTATGTAGTTATCCACAGTGTTGGAGTTTGACATTTCAGAGTGTGATTAGTTATTATCTATGTGTTGATTAGGTAACTAATCATCTTGCTCTATGCATCGTTGATCTGGCGTCGTGACTTGCTGTCATTCAGACAAGCGGCGGCGCTAGCTATGTCTAAGAGAGAACACACAATGTCTAACATCAAGAACAGCAACGAAGTCTCTGTCGAGTTTCTGGTTAAGACGCTCAACGAAGAGACGAAGGCCAAGAACACTGTTGAAGTGAAGGGCAGCAAGCGGCGTGCGATTGCGCTGCAAGTTGCACTCGCTTATCCGATCACGGCTCAGGACTGGGCGAAGATCGTGAGCAACTATGACAGCGGCGACGACAAGCTGCGTGCTAATGCACGTGACGCTGTCATCGCGACGTTCGGCGGCGCTGATCTGGAAGGTCCGCAGAAGACCAACCACGTGAAGCGCGCGCTCGATACGATCACGTTCGTTACGGACATTATCAAACTGACTATGCAGGATGATGTCGTGTTCAACGATCGTGGTGGCGCTACAGTCGCAGGCTGCATCTCCGCTCGCCAATGCCATCTGGCGTTCGTACAAGTGGGCTAGTCTCAAGACGATGGAAGAGCGTAGCGTAAGTGAAGCTATCAAGATCGTGCCGAAACAGTCCGATAAGAAGCACGGCGAAGTGTCGTGGCCCATGATCGAGAATGTCATTCGTGAACTGGCCGGACGTAAGAGCAGCGGCCAGAATGCGAAGGCGGGAGGCAAATCCCTCACGCCGGACAAGCCCATCGAAATGCTCAAGGCACTCGGTAGCATGTCGGCGGATGTGGACCCGGTTCACTTCTCAAACGGTGCGGCATGTGTCGCAGCGATCAATACCGCAGAAGACGTGATGGCACTCGCTCTCGAAAAGCCGGAGCTTAAGGCGATGGCGAAGGATTTCGAGAAGCTTTTCCAGCTTGCGCGTGAAGCGCTTGGCATGGAACGCGACATGAGCAAAGCAGCGTAATAGCTGCAGCATGGTGCGCAACATAGTAGGAGTGATGGCTTATGCCATCCTCCTGATGCTGATAGTCAGCTACTTCATCTAATACCAAACAACCCGGTGCAGAAATGCATCGGGTTTTTTGTTGTCTATAATTTAATACGACCCTGGCACAAAAGGCCGCGACGGCCCCACCAATTAACATACATGCTTCGCAACATGCCGCAGCGTCTCCCCGGCAATTAACATACATGGCTCGCATCATGTGCGTACATGCATGCAACATGACGTTACAACTGGACATTTCATGATATGTATGCTATACTAATAGAGTAAGAAGAGAGGAACAGAGCACATGTATTGGCTAAAAAAGCTACGTAGTACAATACGCATGACGTACTGTATGTTCATGACGCGCACATTCAGTAAGTACCATCACTCTGTTGGTGCGTATAATGTCGAATATGCAGTGTATTCATGGCGTGGTAAGCGCTGGTGCGTGCCTACATCATGCATGAGCAACGATATGGAAGAGAGCAAGTACGGCTCGCTCCGCTCGTAGCATAGTGCGTCAACTAAATGCGCAAAGTGCCTTAGATGCATATGGCTCAAGTATTTCGTGCTGTTCATTTGATCTTTTATGAGGGCTATTTTTACATATGCACACGGCTGCCAAGGCATTGACAAATAGGTCAAAACTCCGTATCCTTTACGTCAAGGCTGCTACTAAGGAGATGTAGCATGACTACGGAGTTGACAAGCGAAGCACTTCAAGAACTCATTGCTGAAGTGCGTAAGAGGCAAGACGAAGGAAAGCCTAAGCTAACGCCTAAAGAATACAACAAACTGTGGATGAGTAAGCTCACGCCAGAGCAACGCGCTGCTCGTGCTGCATCATCTAGAAAATGGTACCACGAGAACAAAGATGTACGTCGTGCATGGACAGAAAAGAATAGAGACAAGTGGAACAAGTACAAGAATGAAAGGCGCGCTGCTAATAAACTGAAAGCAGTTGAATTGATGGGCAACAAATGCGCTCATTGTAATCAATCATTTCATCATGCAGCATATGACTTCCATCACACTGATCCGAACCAAAAAGATTTCGCAATTAGTGACAAGACAACACAAAGATGGGAATCAATTGAGAAAGAGTTAGCTAAGTGTATGCTGTTGTGCTCTAATTGTCATCGCATACATCATCATAAGCTTGACAATGCAGAGTAAACGTGGTATAATCAATCATAACAACGAGAGAGGAAGAGAGCATGAAATATCGCTACTTAGTATTCTCATATCCAATGTACTACCCTGGCGGTGATATGAGTGATCTCGTAATTAAAACAAACAACAGAGATGAAGCAATCAACGCAATGCAGAAAGCTATTCAAGAGGGTGGTGAGTATCGTAGTGGCACTGAGATATACGATTGTGAAGTAGGCGAAGTCATTGAAGAAGGATGAGCACGCACGGCTCGGCTTCGCCTCGTAGAGTAGCAACGTGATGCAGCTACATAAAATAAGTGCATCACATTCACATCGACTTGACAAAGGTAGAGCGATGTTCAAATCAACAAACGGCTCAGGCTTTCACATGCAGTTTCCCAATGGATTCTGTGTATCCGTGCAGTTTGGATGGATGAATTACTGCGACAATCGCAGCTTTGATGTCATCGACCGTCCTAAGAAAGACGTGTCGTGTGCCAATGCAGAGGTCGCCGTCTGGAACAACAAAGATGAGTGGGTACGTGGCTGGCCGCATGCGTGTGCGTACGACGATGTGCAAGGCCATCTCACGCCTGATCAGGTTCTCGACATTCTCAATTGGGCTAAGGCTCAGGAAGTGGTGAAGTAACATGTCCGTACTCAAGAAGCTCAACTCCCACATGCTCGACGGTGCTCGTCGCTATGCTGCACATGATCGCAGTGATCCGTTCTCTGCTGCTCGCATGGTCGCACATATGAAGTGCGGCATTGCTAGTATCAGCAATGCTGAACATGGCAAGCATGCGTACTACGACGCAGAGCCTGTATTTGAACAGTGTTCGTATCTACAGGACGGACGCGAAGTCAAGTTCACTGTCACTCGCCATCAGAATGTGGTGCGGCCATGAGCACACGTGAAGTGAACATCACGAATGAGTGGCTGCATGATCACATGAAGAAGGTGCGTGAGCATCATCTATCTGAAGTGCAGCGTGGCCGCCCTTCAGATGGACACCACGGCATCGTGCCTGATCTCATTAATGAGATACTGCGTCCGCGTGGCGAGCCTATCATTGAGTTTGAATGGGCAAGCTATCCTGACTTTGTGAAAGGAGAGTGATATGGGCTGGCCTGAAGCACTCACCAGCATTTGTGGCATGCTCACATTTGCATTCGTGATGTGGGTGATACTTAGATAACACAACTACGTCGCACAGCAGCACACGACACTAAATAACGGCTGCATCTCTACTCAATGAGAACTGCCATGTCACACGACGATGGCCCTACATTCTTCCTTCTGTCTATCATCATGATTGTGCTTATAATTGTGCTGCTGTCAGGCAACACACAAGCACAAGATCGTCGCTTGCCTCGCACATGGCGTGTCACATACATCAATGACATAGGCCAAGAGATACGCAGCAGCACGCGCCAGACACTAGGAGGATGCATTGCAGCAATACAACTCCAACATGCTCACGAAAAGCATGACTACTACTGCACAGCAGACGCGGACAAAGACAGTGCCGCTTCCTCCACTCCACAACGCACTCGTTGATGTCATCAATGCAGCGCGCCTTGAGCGAGGCAATCCTAGGCCATTAGGCTATATCAAACTAGAGCACATCTCTGGTGTCGATCATGTCTCTATCCAACGCACGTTGACACGACGTGCTAAGAAGTTGAGTGTAGAGAACATGCTTCGCATCATAGATGCACTTGGATACCATATCGAAATCAGAGTGAGTGAGCGGGAGTTGAGCAATGAAGAACATGAATACTTCGCAGCATACGGAGCAGGCTCTACACGATATCAACCGCGCCAAGCCACGCGGAGCAATCAAGAGCCTGTATTCTCCGTACGCTTTTGTCCAACACCGTCACGAACTGGAGCAGGAAGCGAAGAGATTGAACACGCTTCCAGCAGCCGAACTGAACACGAAGATCATAGCGCAGTGGCGTAGGCAGCGCATCTTCCTCATCAGCGAGCGGCTGAAAGAACTGAACCGACGGAGGCAGTAACATGGTTAACAAAGTAGTATGGGACGGCCCACGTCAAGGACGAGAAGTAAAGTCGTTCATGGCAGGTGACTGCTTTACTGTTGACGGCAATGTGTACATGATGACGAACAGCGGTCCCAATCACGCTGATAAGGTATCATGTGTCATCGATGTAGCTACAGGCCAACTCATCTGGCTTTCTTGGTCAATCATTGTGATGCCAATAAACATCACAATTAATGCAACGCATAAGCCATGACATCACCTAACTTCCACCTCCCTTCCTTCATCATGGGCATCGTTGCTGGTTCCATGATCATCTTCATTCTGCTAGGAACAATGACATGAAGAAAGAAATCGCTGATAAGTGGGTAGCTGCATTGCGTAGCGGTGAGTATGAACAAGGCACCGAAGCTCTGCACGCATTCGAGACACACCTTGTACATGATCGCACGAGAAAGAGAGGATTCTGCTGCCTCGGTGTGCTTTGCGAAGTTGCAATCAAAGAAGGCGCGCCGGTTGAAAAATCAATCAGCGCATACGATTCTCGCACAGAGAGATATAACGGCGAGAATTGCGTGCTTCCTCGTGAAGTCATGGATTGGTCAGGCATCAAGTCACCAACAGGTGATATCGACATGCCTGCAGACAAAGACGACATCTGCCTCACTGACATCAACGATACTGGCAAGACGTTCGCTGAGATTGCTGACATCATAGAACAGCATTGGGAGAGACTGTGACATGAGCACACTAACCTTCTTCACACCTGTCACGCTAGAAGAACCGTTCATCTTCACGATGGGCGCTAGTGTCAAAACAGGCAGCAATCCCATTGGCATGTTCGGTACAGGATTGAAGTACGCTATTGCCGTCACGTTGCGGAACAAAGGCAGCATCAAGATCACTACGCCAAAGGGATTGTACGAGTTCTACGTAGAGAAGCAGACAGTACGTGGACAGGAGATTGAGTTCATCAACTGTCAACACACTATGCAGACGCACAATCCCATGATCATGCGCTGCCCCATGACCACCGAGTACGGCAAGAACTGGGAACCGTGGATGGTCATGCGTGAGTTGTACAGCAACACTATTGATGAAGGCGGTGAGGTGTATGACTACGATTGGCGCGGCGTACTCAATGCAGGGTCTCTCATTCGTGAACCACTGCCCGCCGAATACACACGCATCGTCGTTGACTGTCCTGCTATCTATGATGCATGGCAGACGAAGCATCGCTACATTATTGACACAAAGCGCAAGCCTATCTGGAAAGGGGTATACTTCTCTATGTATCCTGGCTCTAATGATACTGGCTTCTATCGTGGCATCCGCACGACTCAACTAGAGCCATCATCGGCATACACGTACAACGTGTTAATCAATACAACATTGACTGAAGATCGCACACTTGATTCGTACACATTCCAGAGCCGCATTCGCTCAGGCATACGAGAGTGCGAAGACGTGAACGTCATTCGTGCGTTTCTATCCGCTGTATGTAAGCAAGGTACATGGGAGAACAAGTTCGATTGGGACTACGTGAGTCTCTCATCGTATAAGAAAGAGTTCTGTGACATCGCTGTTGAGATGTACCGTGAACGCATGAGTGAGTGCAGTGATTCATTCCGTCGTATGGTTGGTATGTACCTCAAAGATGAAGACCCTGTCTCTGTCTTCTCCGTGTGCGAGCCTTCATCTGAACATCTTGCAAAGTTCAACACTTGCCAAGCTGTCCTTACACAGGCAGGCATGGTCTTCAAAGACACACGCATCGTCTTCTCTCGCGACATTGATGTCATGGGCATCTGCAGTCCTAAGCATCGTGTCATCTTCATTCATCCTGAGAAGAACTTCGACCGCGATGACTGGAAAGAACAAGGATGCATGACTCTCATTGAAGAGTATGTGCATATGATGAACAGTAGTGATGACTGCTCTCGTGAGATGCAGCACGACTACAACACTCTCATCTACAAACTCATTACTACTGGAGTCTGAACATGTCAGCTAACGTAGAAACAATGGCTTATCGCTTCGGCGACCGTGCTGACACGCCTTGGCACGGACTTGGCATTGCAATTAATCGCAATGAGCAGATCAGTACTGATGCATTCCGCATTCGTGCTGGTGCGGACTGGCAAGCTGTGAAGAGGCCGCTTTGGGTACGCGCATTCGGCAAGGATCATGTGTTGAATGACACTAAGTGCGACATGACACCATTCAATGATCACATACTGACAGACCAGTTCGCTCTCATGCGTAGTGACAATCACTTCATTCTCAACTACGTGTCTAAGCAATATCAGCCTGTGCAGAATGAAGAAGTATTCAACTTCTTCCATGACTTCTGTACTGCAGGTGATATGGACCTTGAAACAGGAGGCGTGCTTGACTACGGTAAGACGGTATGGGCGCTCGCATCTATCCGTGCCGGCTTCAGTCTTGCAGGCGGTGACAACGTACAGGGTTATCTACTATTCTCTAACTCCCACGCAGGCAGCGCAGGACGAATCAAATTTACTCCTGTGCGAGTTGTCTGCGCTAATACACTTGCAATGGCACATAATGGGGCTGGACAGGAATTCCGCATCCATCATCGAACTAAGTTCAATGCTGAAGTCGCTAAGACGACCCTTGGACTATCACGCAAGCAGCTGGATGACTTCAAGGACCGTGCCGAGTTTCTAGCTACGACACGTATGGATGATGTTGCGTACTCTCGCTTTCTTGATGCACTCTTTCCGAAGGTGAAGCACGAACTTGACGTACATACTGTCGAGTGGAAGCGTCCTCGCAACTACGACAAGGCAGTCGAAGCACTGTGGAAGCAGACAGGTGCCAACCTCTCACGTGGTACATGGTGGCAAGGCTACAATGCCATCACGTACATGGTNGATCACATGCACAATCGCACTGACAANGCAGGTGCATTGAATAGCAACTGGTTCGGTAATGGACACAAGCTGAAGCAGCAGGCGCTTGAGACTGCACTTGAGATGGCCAAGTAGTTATAGCTTGACAATTCATCCCTGNTATGGTATAATCAATCATAGCAGGGAGAGAGGAAGAGAAGATGCTGACAAAAGAAGAGTATATAAAGATGCTCGAACACATTCGCACACTAGAAGAAGCAGTGCAGAATGAGAGTGCGATAACTGAAAAAGTGACGCAGTTGCGTTTGATGATCTTGAATACTACGTACGTGCTGTGTCATGAACGCCGGCATACCTGTCGCACTTCCACCCGGCACTAAATTACTGCGTCTAAGTTATCTCACAGATTCCAACAGCTACGTGCTATGGATACAGCACGACAAGACATTTCAATACGGCACGTATCTAGAACTGCATCCCAACGGACGCATTGATCGTGTCACACAGCGTCCAGACAACACAGAGGAACGCCATCGTGTTAGCTAGTATTGCTGCAGACGTATTCGCTGGCGCCTTGACGTTCTTAGTCGTAGCATGCCTCGTCGTGATGGTGTGGGCTGTTATTCGTGCAATAAACGGAGAGTGATATGAACAAGGAACGACTATTGCGGCTTGCTGACTTTCTTGAGAAAAAAGTTGCAGAAGAGAAGTTCTACATGGGCACGTGGGCCACTAAAGAAGACATCAACACCTGCGGCACATCTGCATGTGCAATGGGATGGGCAACAAAGATTCCTGAATTTGCCGCAGAAGGATTGCATCTTGGGAAGTCTGATCATCCTCTTGGAGGTGGTCCAATCATCACGCCTCGATATGCAGGACGTGCGGGATTTGCTGCTGCATCCACATTCTTTGACATCTCCGATCGAGCAGCACTATGGCTATTCAGTGATTATGAAAAAGATGTTGATGATGGTCATAGGATAGAACGAGAGGAAGACACACCATACAATGCAGCAAATCGCATTCGTGAGTTTGTTAAAGTAGATGGTCACTTTGAAGATGCGTGTGTAGGAGATTAACATGGGTCGCTTTACTCGCGCCAACGTGCGATACGAACCTCGTGAGACGTACGCAGATGCATGGGCACGCACTATCAATGAGTATTGGAAGCTGCCTAATGTAGCTAAGCCACTAGGCTACTTGAATGTGATCAGCGAAACACGCTATGGTGTACCGAGACGCACGTACTCGCAGTACAATCACCCTGCCATCGTGCGTGTGCGTAGGTTCGGACATAAGTGGAGTATTGTGGAATGAGTATGTTACCTGACACATTGATAAGTCCAGATGGAAAGAAGAACATCTACACATGCCGTGAATGTCGAGGACACATTGTCACTCGCGACGTTGTGGATGGGACTACTCCATTCATGATTCGTTGTGAAGCTATTGTTGGGTGCAAAGGCATGATGCATTCTAGTTTCTATCGTGTGTTTGATGGCACGATTGCAGCTTCCCATGAATGGTACAAGCCTGAAGTTGCGCAAGTCTTGGAGCCAGGTGTGCGAAGACACGTAGAGATGGGCGGCCTTGTGCTTCGTAAGATCAACAAGGAGAAGTAACATGTGCGTAGCTATGGTCATCGCTGGCGCTATCTACTGTGGATCAGTAGGTCCGCCCATCATCGAGTTCATCCCTATCCCAACTGCACGAACATACGAAGCTGCACCTAGCAGCGGCATTCGTGGACCAGTGCCAACACCTGCACGATACCGTGAACCTGATTGGAATGGTCCTGCTACACATGATCGTGGTGTGCATATCCTATGTGCCATGTTCAACAATGATCCTGTGCAATACCCTAAGTGCGCAAAGTACATGAAGTAACATGGGCCGCAAGAACGTACCGACAGATGTCTTTCAACACATCGACATGAATCCAATCCACCCCAACACATGTTGGCTGTGGACAGCAGGCGTAAACGGTAAAGGCATCCCGTACTTCCAAGTAGATGGCAAGAAGATCATTGCGTATCGCCTCGTGTATAAACTAACTCACGATGAGTGGGACATAGACAACTCACGTGAATTGATATGTCATCAATGCAAAGATGCAAACGGCATTGCAGTGGATAATCCACTATGTTGTCACCCTGATCACATGAAGCCCGGCACTCATCTCGACAACATGCTGGAGATGGCTTCTCGTGGTCGTACAGGCTTGACAATTGACGCTCTACGTGATATACTTATGCTACGTGAACAGTTCCCACAGCTTACGCAAGGTCAGATAGCTGATCGCGTATCCTTCAAACATAAAATAAGCGTATCACGACAAGCAGTGACTGACTTGCTGCGTGGTGCAAGACATCAAGCATTGAAGAATGAGCTTGATAAACGTGAACGTGACTTAGAGGAGAGTGGCAATGGATAAGTCAATTGATCTAGGTAAGTTGCAAAATGAACTGCATAAGGCAGAAGCGTTAGTGAAGGCTAACTTTCAGTCGTTCTATGCTGCAGATCGTAAGTACATGTCGGCAATCGACGCACGCGACCAAGTCAAGAAGCGGCTGGAAAAGAGTCGAGATGCCCTTGACACAGCCAAGCGTGCTATGGTAGAAGCGGCTCGCTCTGTCGCTTCCAATATCTAGTAGCCCAGCCTAGGAGAACACACAATGGCTAAGGCAACCCTCCCCATTACCAAGCGCATCACTGACGCCATCGACAAGATCGGTGTGAGCAATGGTACGCTCATTCCTGATCCTGACTTCACTGGCAGCAATGAAGAAGTACACGCGCTGTTCGAGAAGCATCACGCTGTCCGCGATCTCTTCGTGTCTGGCTTGATTAAGAAGCATGCAGAAGCAAAGTACGAACGTGCGAAAGCCGCGTTAAGCACTCTTTTACCCAAGCTCAAGGCCATGCAACCGGGCGACACTGGCTCGTATGTGTTCGGCAACATGGCACTCACGACGCGAGCGCAGAAGGGACAGTCTCGCCTCAATCGCCAGAAGCTACTCACCAAGCTCATGACTGATCAGAAGATGACGCTTGAGCAGGCTGAGAAGTTCACTAACGACTGCGAAGTAGCGAGCGCGCCTAGTGTGTATCTCACTCCTGCTACTGTGACGGAGTGAGTCAAGAAAGGTGTTGGGTCCACGCCTCAACGTCACTCGACGGAGTGAAGAACATTGGCGCAACGACGTGCGTTGTGGATTGCTGTGCGTGCTTATGTTCAGGACCCAATTTCTCGTACCAGTACGGAGTAACATGAGTGCCGCAGAAAAGAGCAACGTGATCAAAGTACCGCCTCGTCGTCGCACCATCTACTGGAAAGGCTTACATGGCGTGATTGAGTATCGTCCTGCACTCAAAGTGTGGCAGTACGTACTCAAGTCTCGTTTATCCAGTAGAACACAAAGGCGAGACGAGTACGGAAGCTACAGCAGAACTAGAAGTCAAGAAGGCAATTGAGATAGCGGTCGCAGGCAAGAACAAGAACGTACGATCGGTGGACTGACGATGGAAGTAATCGCCAAAGACTCGCCCACACATCGCATGCACTTGCTGCAAGCTACGATGATCGAGTTGAAAGAGTGGACTACTGACCTACAGCGTCGCCGTAATCTTGTAGTCGAGAAGATCGCAAGAGCCAAAGCATCATCCAAGCTCTCACGTGCAGCAACAGTAAACAAGCAACTAAACAAAGCCCTCACCAAGATCACAGAAATCCTCACTAAGCTTGAGATTCAGACTGCAGACGTGGAAGATCGCATGAACAAGGCACGTGCTATGTTCTTCGAGCTTTCAGATGGCGAAGTCATTCTAGAAAAGACGGAGATTAAAGATGGCACTCCCAAAGGTGCGAGAAATCGAGCAGACGCTACGACAGGCACAGCAGGACCCGAGATTGATCAAGATCATCTGCGAGATGGCGGAGCGAATGAGAGTGCAGCACCAGCAGATCATGCAGGTAGCTGAGTACATCAACAAGCAGTCTGACCTCATGATCGAAATGATGAAGAAGCTTGGACAGCGCGACGACATGCTGTCTAAGCTCGGCATTGAAGAGATGATCAAAGGTGGTGCTAAAGGCATGGTCGAGAGTGTCGATTCAAACGACGGCGATGCTGACGACACACAGACATCACTGCGGTTCCCTAAGCAATGATCACACTCAACAATCCTGACAGGAATGAGACGTACCATATACGCCTTGTTCCTATGGATGAAGCAATGAAGCTTCATCATGCAGGTGTGAAGATGTACGACTACTCAGGTCTTACAGCTATCAACACATGTCCCACTATGGGCATCTTGAAGTACGGATTGCACAAGACAGACGTACCAATGACGATGGCAGGACGGAACCTTGCAACTGAAGCTGGTACTGCATGTCATGACTTCTTTGCTGCTGTGCGGTATTGGACGTTGCTGCAGCGTGTTGATTTCTGGAAAGGTGCTGATACTGTGATCAGCACGCTTGAAGATCAATCCACGATGTACAACTACGGCATCAAGCTGTTTGGCAAGGACCGCTTGCTCTCCATGCTCGCAGTCCCACAAGACTCCGACCGCATCAACAACTGTCAACTCTTCGCACTCGATGCACTGCACACTGCTGGCTACTACGATGATCCATCCGACCGCAAGCGCACTCTCGCCAACATGGAAGTGACGTGCCTTGCGTACCTTGACCGCTACATGCAGAGTGAGCCGAAAGTTGCTGTAGTAGGTGACTTGATTGGCATTGAGATTCCGTTCGTGCTAGAGGTAAAGAAGATTGCGCCGTGGGAAGATCATCCAATCCATGACACGTACGAACAGACGTACTACTACTGCGGACGCATCGATGGCATCAGTGAACACGACGGCAACTACCGTGTCGAAGAGAACAAAACTGCGTCCTCACTCAACCAAGCATGGAAGACATCGTTTGCTCTCTCACACCAAGTAACAGGCTATACAATCGCAGGCACGTGCTTGCTCAATCAGGAAGTGACAGATGCCCTTGTCATGGGAGCGCAGATTCCGGTTCCGCGCGATGTGTTCAACGGCGTTGCCTTTGAGCCTCAGACACGCACCGAGTCTGATCGCATACGATGGTGTGAATGGTTTTTCAGGACGATCGGAACGTATGAAGAGTTCATTGCGGACGTCACTCTTGCGCCCCGCTTCACTCACTCGTGCAATCGCTTCTTTTCGTCCTGCGAATTCATCCCGTTTTGCAGTCTTGAACGCAGCGAACAACGACTTGAACTAGACAACATGCGTGAGTCGCGATGGTCGCCACTTGAGCATCTTGTAGAAGGAGAGAGTGATGAGTAGTCCTATGTATCGTATTGACACTGATGATGACGGCGAATACGATGCTGCTGACTATCCGAGTCAGATCATCGACATCAAGGAAGACTACGTACGTGTGCTTTGCACGGACAATGACGATGCAGAACACGTCGCCAAGCTGCTAGAAGCCAATCCGTTTCCGGAGTAACATTTGGCACCGCAAGTACAAGTCAACAAATCCGCAGCACGTCGCATCTCCATGTTCTTGTGGGGACCTCCGGGCTGCGGCAAGACNCATCTAGCTGGCACTGCACCGGGCAAGCGACTCTGGATCAACTTCGATCCNGACGGTACTGCNACGNTGCCGTANAGTGAAGACACACTCGTACTTGACTATGCTAACGAACCTGTTAACNTGGTTGAGCAAGTCAAGAGCNTTAACCCGTTCGACATTGAAGGCATCTTCAAAGCTCATCCTGATATTACAACAGTCGTCATTGANAGCGTGACACGGTTCTCTCAGATGGCNACTGAATACGGTGCGAAGAATGCACCGGGNGGTAANTTTGAGAATCCNGGCATGGCNGGCTATGGCTANCGCAACCGATTCACTATCGGACTTGTCAGTAACATGCTNGTTGTTACAGGCAAGCACAACAAGAACATCATCTTNATTGGACATGAAGGTGCAGCGCAGACAAACGAAGCAGGTGTGATNCANCTNATCACNATCCTGCTNGGCGGTTCACTTGCTACGGACGTGCCACTTCAAATNTCNGAAGTCTGGCATATGCGTGACGTAGGTGGAGTACGTACTGTGAGCGTGCGTCCTGTTGGCTTCATCCGACCGATGAAGACACGCATGTTCAACACGACATCTGGCTATGACTTTATAGCTAGTGACAAGGCTCGCCCTAACAAGGAGAGTCTTGCGGACTTGTTCGGTAAATGGGAAGCGAACAAGTACGAGAAGATTGAACTTCCCAAGTAGTGTTGCAACACACAAACATGAGAGAGTGATTAACATGGCTGAAGACACACCGGAGCTTGGTTCACTGTTCGACTTCTCGCAGGACCTGTCGACTGCTGAAGCCCCTCCCCCGCTGCCGCCGCGCAAGTATCAGGCGACGGTGACGAGTGCTGTCGCGAAGATGTCTCAGAAGGGCAACACGTATGCGGAGATTGGTTTCACCATTGATCCGTCGCAGTTCCCGCCTGACTTCGCTGCGATCCAGAAGGATGCGGTGGTGCTGTACCATCGTCGCCTTGTGATTGAGGACAGCGTGCGTGGTCGCTATCAGGCTCGCAAGGTCTGTGAGAAGCTGCGCGTGCCGACCTCCAAGCGCCTCGACCTGAATGACTTCATGGGCAAGATCGCCGTGATTGAAGTCACGAACGGCGAGTACAACGGCGAGCCGCGTGCCGACATCAAGGACTTTGAGGCTGCGTAGCTGTTGACCTATATAGTAGAGTAGAGTAAGAGTACTGGGCTGGTCGGGAATGAGCCCGACCGGCTCAGATCATCAGACACATAGACTAAGGATTGTTTTACATGGCTGCTCCCACCACGACTGTTGAGAAGAAGAAGCGCAAGCCCCAGGGTCCGCGCAATGCCAAGCCGAAGGAAGTGTTCATGCTCTACAAGGGCCAGTTCACCGAAGAGCCGACTATCGAGCTTGACGGCGGCGCGGCTCTCGTTGACCGCATTCTTGCCGACCGCGATCTGCAGGTGAAGAAGATCGTGATCCCGGTCAAGACGCGCAAGCCTGCTGCTCCGGTCGAGCCGACTGTCTAACCTAGACACGTACTAGCGTAGGGCGGGCGGGTCGTGGCAACACTTCCCGCCCGTTTCGCTTCTAAGCCGGGTTAGCACAGCGGTAGTGCAGCGGTTTTGTAAACCGAAGGTCGGGAGTTCGATCCTCTCACCCGGCACCAGCGACCACAGGAGCATCATGCAACTCCCCTCCCTTCTAGTCGTTGTTCCCCAGCCACACGAGCCTAACCGTGGCGTACATGCAACAACGCACGAATCTGCAAGCCGAGTAGTGATTAGGACTACCAAGACGGCTCGCGATCTGATACAGAAATGGGCCACACTACTTGACATCAGCGAGGCAGAATTCATGCGCGGTGCAGCGTACAATATGGCAAGGGCACTAGAGCAACAGCAGAAGGACAAGGACAATGCGCACGACAGTAGTTGAGATTGACGACGACGTTTATCAAGTGACGACACAGCACGAGAATGGCTCTGTCACAGTTGACATGTACATCGGACACGATGCGTATGTTCAGCACATGCAAGCGGACACACAGAAGGTGAATTACGATGAGCACAGAGAACACACATTCTCTAGCTATCAAAGACGAGTTGCAGGAACGAGCTATCTCGCTCGGATGTGGGACTAATGACCGAATCGTCGGCATCACCGGACAGGCTGGTACTGGTAAGACTACCATCATGCGTCAGATTCACGACGCATTCAGCAGTGCAGGACATGCTGTGGCTATTGCTGCACCAACTGGAAAAGCGGCCAAACGCATCAGCGAAGCGACTGGCTTGCCTGCTGTCACACTACACAAACTCCTCGAATATACACATCCAGGCGACCCTGATCCAAAGACCGGAAAAGTCACAGGTGTCAGCGTACCTCGACGTGGTCCCGATAACAGGCTTGCACAGTCTGTAATTCTTGTAGACGAATACAGCATGATCAACACTGAGCTTGATCGTGCGTTGCTCGACGCCATCCCTGCAGGCGGACTTGTGCGTTGCTTCGGTGACATCAACCAGCTTCCGCCTATTGAAGAAGGCGGCTTCTCGCGTAACAGCAAGCCTGAACCGTCGCCGTTCGAGCGTCACCTCAAGCTGTTCCCATCTGTCAAGCTCGTCAACATCTATCGTCAAGGCGAAGGCAGCGGCATCGTCAAGAATGCACATCGCATCTTGCAAGGCTTCATGCCGCAGCAGGCAGATGACTTCAAGATGATCATCGGCAAGAATCCTGTGCAGTCTGTGCTGGATATTGTCATGGAAGACGACGGCAAGAAGTTCTCTCAGCTTGACTATCAGATCATCGTGCCTATGAACAAGGGCTGGATTGGCACTACTGCACTGAACAAGAAAGTGCAAGAGCTTATTCAAGGCAACAACTTGCACAACGCTATGGTCATGCCTCGTAGTAAGTGGGACAAGAATGACATGGTGCTGTGTCCCGGTGACAAGATCATCTGGATGAAGAATGACTATGAGCTTGAAATCTACAACGGCGAAACAGGAACAGTCGTTGAGTTCCAGCATGATCAGATCGTCATTGACTTCGGAGATCGCACTGTAGCTGTGCCACCGTGGGTTGAGTACACACACGCAGACGGCAGCATCAAGGGCTACGATCCGCGTGTGCAAATCAATCTCGCCTACGTCGTCACGACTCACAAGTCACAAGGCAGTGAGTACATTCACGCCGTCTACGTGATGGACAAGGCAAGCTGGATCATGCAAGATCGCAGCAACTTCTATACTGCTGTGACACGTGGACGTAGACATGTCACAGTCATCAGTGATCAGAAGAGTTTGCAGAGTGCAGTATCAACAGTGAAGCATAGGGTGTAGCCATGCAGCCGAAAGACTATCCTGAATTCGTACAAAAGCTGTGCAAGCCGGGACATGAGATTGTCGAAGGCATGTCCGGTAGTCAAGCGCATCTACTACACATGGCAGTGGGCGTTGCAGGTGAAGCAGGAGAGTTGCTTGATGCTGTAAAGAAACATGTGATTTACGGTAAGACGCTTGACATCGACAATGTTGTTGAGGAGCTTGGTGATCTTGAGTTCTATATGCAAGGTATACGAAACGTACTTGCATTAGATCGTGATGAAGTGCTCCTCGTCAACTTTAACAAGCTCGGCCAACGCTATCGTGATAAAGTGTACACAGATCGTGAGGCTGTTGCACGGGCAGACAAGACATGACACAGTTGATAATGTTCAACGGTCCTCCTGGATGCGGTAAAGACACAGTAGTACGTGAGCTTACACCCTACCTCAAGTTCACGCACCTCAAGTTCGCAGCGCCTATCAAGCGCATGGCATGTGGCTTGCTCAACTGTGACATGCGATGGCTTGAAGCGAACAAAGACACGTTCATCATGCCACTAGGCTACAACAGCAAGGTGACGTTGCGTCAGTTTCTCATCGACTTGAGTGAGAAGTTCTTCAAGCCGCTGTACGGGCAAGACGTGTTCGGCAACCTCCTGTGGAAGGAAGCGAAAGATGCTGCTAATCGCATGGTGCTTGTTTCAGATTGCGGTTTCGCTGGCGAAGTATCTCGTGTTGTCGCGAGTGCCGGTGCCGCCAATTGTCTTCTTGTGCGCATTCATCGTGCTGGACATGATTTCAGTGGTGATAGCCGTAGCTACCTACATGAAGTGGGTTGTGCTAGTGTAGACATCTACAACGATCGAGACACGCACTGGTTGACAATGATCGGTCTACGTGTTATAATGAAGAAGTTCAAGGTTGAGTTCCTAAAAGAACCGGAGTGGTTGCGAGGTATCTAAGTGACGCCACTGCAAGAACACACATCACAACACATTCTCTCACTTGGCCTAGACTATCAAGTTCTAGGTAGTGGAAGTCCATCATCACAAATCTGCATCATCGCTGAGTATCCCGGTGAAACAGAAGTATCTCTCAAGCAGCCGCTCGTAGGTGCGAGTGGCCGCTACTTATGGACAGAGCTTGGCAAGATCGGTGTGAAGAGAGAACAATGCTACATCACAAACGTAGTAAAGCGCGCAGTGCAAACAAAGGACGCAGAAAAGCAACTCGTTCCTGCGGAGGAATTGAGAAAGTGGCACGCCGTCTTGGCGCAGGAGTTGTCGCAACTCTCAAACGTACGGTACATACTGATTCTCGGAAACGCAGCACTGCACGCAATCACAGGACACAAGGGCATAAAGAAATGGCGTGGCTCTGTCCTTAACTACACACGTGAGATGGGCTTCCAGCGTGATGGGCAGTTGCTCATCAGCTACAATCCTGCTTTCGTGATGCGTGATCCTACAGTTGAAGTGCATATCAAGATTGATATGGCACGATTCAAGAGGGTGCTCGATGGCACGTACAAACCGCACATCATCAACGAAATCATCAACCCAACTAAGCGGGATGCTCTCGATTACTTGCGCAAACTGCGGAGTGAGAAGCAGCCGATCTCTTACGATATCGAAATCATCGGCAACGAGACGGCTTGCATTGGATTTGCGAATAATGCACACGAAGGAATGTGCATTAACTTCCGCACCTTTGAGTCTACAAGTAAGCTTGATGTCGCCGACGAGAGTGCGATTCGACTAGCCATAGCTGAGATGTTCGCTGATCCAAACATGTTCTTAGTCGCTCAGAATGGCAACTTCGACTCATACTGGCTACGGTACAAAGATCGCATCAAGACGAGGACACACTATGATACCCTTCTCGCTCATCACACTTTGTACCCGGCTCTCCCTCATAGCCTCGCTTTCCTCACGACATACTATACAGAACATCCATACTACAAAGATGACAAAGACGGCTGGAAAGAAGTCGGCGACATCAACAAGTTCTGGCGATACAATGTCAAAGATTGCTGCATCACATGGAAAGCCTACAGCGAGTCGCTAAAAGAGCTACGCGGCGCCAAGCTAGAGCGATTCTTCTTCGATCATGTCATGCGACTGCAGCCGCACCTTGTAGAGATGACCACAAATGGCATCTTGATTGACCAGACGCTACGTGAGAAGATCAAAGTAGAACTTGTGGAGCAACTAGATGGTTTGGAAAAAGATTTCCGCGCAAAAGCTCAAGTCGCAGCGGGCGACCCGACGCTTGACGTCAATCCGCGCTCGGCTCCACAGTTGCGAGCTTTATTCTTTGACTCACTTAAGCTTGTTGGACGCGGCCCAAGCACAGATGAAGATAATCGCAACCGCATCCGCATGCATCCGAACACTTCGCCAGCAAGCAAGGAAATGCTCACGGCGCTCGACATCTACAAAGAAGAGCACAAGTTCTTCAGTACCTACGTTGAGACTAACATTGACCCCGATGGGCGGATACGTTGCGAATGGAGACAGTGGGGCACTACATCTGCACCCGGCCGTCTCTCATCTTCTGCGGTTATGTGGGGTTCAGGAGCAAACCTACAAAATCAGCCTGACCGCGCAAGAAGTATGTTCGTTGCTCCGCCCGGATACGGGTTCGTGTATTTTGATCTGTCACAGGCTGAAGCCAGATATGTCGCAATTGCCTGGGGAATTAAAGGACTTCAAGAGAATTTTGAAAAAGCTCGGAGTGATCCTGACAGATACGATGTTCATCGCCTTAATGCTGCTCGAATATTCCAACTCCCGTACGACGACATCCCCAAAGAAGACCACATAGACCACAAGCCGACACTTCGCTATCAGGGTAAGCGAGCAGTTCACGGCTTCAACTATCGTCTGATGCCTGACACTGCAGCAACAAAGTTCAAGATCACGCTCGCGGAGGCGACTCGTGCGCATAGACTATACCACGCTGCCTTCCCAGAAATTGGTGTGGCATGGAAAGACCTACATGCTCGCGTTGCACGCGACAAAGTACTATACAACGCATACGGTCGTCGTTGGATACTACTATCCCGCAACGACGATGAAATTCTTACTCCAATTGTTGCATTTGAACCCCAATCATCTATTGGAGACAAGGTGTGTGAGGTCATCTATCTCGCTCACGAAGACCCCGAGTGGCCTCGTAGCCGCAACGGGCTTGAGGCTGCAGTCACTCTCAACATCCACGATGCTCTCATCGCTGTCTGCAGACTTGAAGACATGCAAACGGTTGCTAATGTGCTCCATCGACACGCCTCCAAGCCTCTTATTGTCAGAAATCAAGAATTGGTCATCCCTGCGGAAATCAAAGTCAGCGTTGCCGACGAAACAGGGACGCACCGCTGGTCTACAATTACCAAAAAGATGAAGGTGTGACATGAGTAGTGTGGGCGTACCGTACGTACCACCCGGTACGTTCATTCACTCTTACATGGAGGCAATGGCGGAAACAGAAACGCCATTGATTTATGACTACACATGTGCATTGTGGTGTTTGTCAGTGGCATTAGGTCGTGGAGTTGTAGTCGCGCGCCCGACTGCTCCTGTCCATCTCAACATGTATATTATTTTAGTTTCGGAGAGTGGTATCTTACGCAAATCGTCCAGTATCCGAGCAGCAGTGAGTCTTATTCGACATTACTTAACAACGTCACAGAGCAACATGCTGATACTCGAAAACAAAGTGACAATGGGGCAGATGCTAAATGAACTATCCCGCGCTACGAGAGAGCATGGTTCTTCACAGGCTGTATTGGTTGCTTCTGAGCTTGCAGCTATGCTTGGACGCGGCACACAAATTGCTGGTATTCCTGCTTTGCTCACTGACTTGTATGATTGTCCTGATCTGCGGGATGGTGGTGGTTCACTCGCCACTGGTGCTCTTAGTTTTAAAGATGTATACTGTTCGTTCTTGGCTGGATCGACACCATCTTGGTTGGAAACAGCGGTTAGACCAGAGATTATCGCAGGTGGTTTCACGTCTCGTTGCTATTTCATCCACGGAAGGAATAGGAAAAGACTTGTAGCATGGGGCGAAGAAGCAAAGCCGCATGCGCGTGATGTGTTAGTGAAGCAGTTACAGGAGATTGTTGATGAGAGCAAGACTTACTCCCGGATCGGAATTAGTGATGTCGCTAAGCTCACTTTTGAGCGATGGTATGCCACACGTACCGTACACAAAGACACGTACCGTGAGAGTTTTGAATCACGCGAAGACGGACATGTTCTTCGACTGGCAGGACTTGCTGCAGCTAATGAGCGTCAATGGTGCATCAATGACGATCACATTCGACGAGCCATCAGTTTCGTAAAGGAAATTAAGTCATATGGCACAGAACTCTTCACAGGAGAACAGACTACGCGCCATGATGTTAAGCTTCTCAGAAGGATTCGTGATCTTCTTCTTTCTTCCGGTATGGATGGTATTAGTCACACTGCTGTTTATCGTGCTTGCGGCATCAGTGGTCGCCGCACTGATGAATTGCGATCAATCATGGCTACAATGCATGAGCTTGATCTCATCAAAGTGCATGAAGTAGTGCCGTTACGTGGTCGTCCTGGTAAGCACTACACCGCGACGGAGTATCTGAAGAATGAACAGTTTCTGGAAGATGTCGCGCGCAAGCTTGGGATGGAATAGAGACTTCTATCAGCTTGCTCAAGCACAATGGGTCATTCCTATACCTGTTTCACTGAAAGAGCTTCGCACAACCATGTTAAATTGCATGGCTCCGAAGCTTATCGCGACAGCTATGCAGTCAAATGCAATTCTACGTTACTTTATGAGACCAACACGACATGAAGTGCTTGATCAGATGGTTGATTGTGCAATGATGGAGGAATACAATGCCAAACTACAGCGACGAGAGAGTTGAATTCGACTGTGAACTAGCCAACGAAACAGCGCGCAGTTGGATAGTTGAGATTAATGGATTAGAACATACAGTACCAAAGTCTATAAGTGTATGGACTCCACGCAATTATGAATCAGTCGATGGCATAATTGAAATGCCTCAATGGAAAGCAAGGGAGCTTGGACTAGCATGAGCAACATCGGACGTAGATTGTTTGCTGGATTGTTTGCAAGTGCACCTGTTGCATTAGGAGCGAGCAAAGTAATGTCTACAGAACCATCACCCCCAAATCCAATGTGGGTCAACTCAGCAAAGACACCTGGACTTCTTGGCGACATCGTACGTGAAGTGCTTCCTCCGCAGTACAAGCAGTACGAAGCTGCAATGGAAGTGTCACGTCGAGCGCAAGGTATGCGCTATCAGATACTCCGCATGACCGATCGCGAGGCACGACGCCATCCAAACATTACAGCACTTCGCTCCGTCTCAGCACAACACAAGATTCACATGGAGATTGCTGCAGAAGAGAAGTTCCATGCTGAACAGCGCACGTTTGAACAGACGCTCCGTGATGCGTTTGGATTGACTGATTGGTTCAAGAAGCGTGAAGCTGACAGTGATCAGTGTGCGAGTGCCGAAGGCTACTGAGCCTGCTGCCCAAGCATCTTTCCAAGGTCAATCTTGTCAAACTTGATCGGCCTTCCAAACTGTTGTGACAGGATTGTCTCGTATCGTGTCACATCTTGCAATGCACGTCGATTCAACTCGATGATCTCGAATGCATTCTTGTTCATGTACGCACGCTTGTCTTCAGGAGAGAACTCCAATGAGCTACCAATACGACCTCTTTCCATCTGAAGCACACGCAACTGTTGCAGATGAGCTTGTGATAGCTCTTGATGAAGTCGCTTTGCTTCTTGACCAAGCTGTTGCATCTGCAAGCCGGGGGCTGCAGCCGGACCGCCTGCTATTGAGTTCACGAGACCTGTACGCTTATTCCCAAGTAGGGTCCCTCGCTCACCACCTCCGGGCAGAGTTGATTCGGACAAAGCAGTTCCGAGCTTTTGCAGCCCGTCTAGCTTCTCCCGCAGTGCGCTACCGGCGGCTTCCGTTGACGGACTAACAGCCAAGAACGTATCCCACAACGGACCACTACCAGCCATCTTTGTGCTGTCGGCCATGCGTTGCTTTCCGCCCGCAAGGAAATTCTTCGCCGCGTCACCCACTCCTTTTACACCGTCCTTTGCAATGCGTGCGTTCGCATCCATGAACGTGTCAAAGATGATGCCTGCTGCGCCACTGCCCAGCGATCGCACGAATGCTTCTGCCTGTGCAGGTGCTACCTGCGACAACAGCGAGTCACTGCGAGGACCATCTGACTTCTGCTCACTAAAGCCTACGTCCTTTTCTGGACGAATGGCACGTGCATCTGTGTAGCTGCGAATGTCTACACCAGCAGCAGCGCCTACTGCCTTAGCGACAGGCACGACAGGCGGCATGAGTGTCTGCTCCAGCGACGCTTTCCAAGCATCACCACCCAAACCAAAACGCTGATCACGCATCTCTTGTCCATGCTGTACAAGGTCCTGCACAGATTGAGTAAAGTCACTGTTGTTGGGATTGTAGTAGCTGCCGTCGAACAATCCCATCTGCCCTGCAGTCAACACTTCACTAGCCAGCTTGAACGGACGCAGCAACGGATCGACAGGAATCTCTAGTCCCATCTCGGGTGCAATGCCGGGAATGGCGACATAGAAGCTGCCTGACACCTTGTCTGGTGTGCGCTGATTGAGCATGTAGTCGACATACTCAGCGCCTGCTGCAGCGTTCCACATCGTGAAGCCAATAGCAGGTACTGCAGCAGCGTTGAAGATGCCTGTCACTGTGCCTACAGGGTCCTTGCGGAACGCCTGTGCCATCCGCGCATTAGCTTGAATGTAGATGTTGCCCCACGGTGTGACGTTCGTGAGCTTGCCAGCGAAGTTCGCTCCGGCTCCATCTACCTTCCTGAACGCACCTGTCTGTGCAGGATCACCAGCCATGTTGCGAATAGCTGCACTGACTTTCCAAGGGTCCTTGCCTTTGTTCATGGCAAGCATCGACATCGCAGGTGCACTGGAGATAGCGTGCAGCAAGTCGCCGATGAATGAGCCTGTGCCGGAGAAGAAGCCATGCCCTTCAAGGATACGCTTTGCATCAGCAAATCGCTTGGCCGGATCAACAGACATCAGCGATGCAGGACCAAGAATGCCGCGCTGTTGCAGATCGTAGACAGCACTACGCTTGAAGTAGTTGTCTAGCGCATCAGCTGCAAGCTTACGTGTATGCGGTCCGAGATACGACAGCACGCCTTCATCAGAAATGATGCTGTCCTTTAGTACCTTGCCGACACGCTGTGCAACTACAGCACTCACATTCTGTGCAGCACGAAACGTCATGTCAGGGATTGTTGTGATGACGTCACCACGCACGCCCATGCCATGCAGCTTGTTATCCATCGGCAGCTTTTTAGTCAAGTCTTGCACGTACTTGTCAATCCAGCCCATCGCAATGCCCTTGTCACGCACGACAGAGCTAATGCCTGCAGTGTACATTGCAGAGGCAGGAGCAAAGAACGAATGTCCAGTCGCAGCAGCAAGCGTGCCTACGCTACCACTCTCATAGAAACGGCTGATCTTAGAGATAAGTCCGTTGCTCAACTGCAGTGCTGTAGGATTCGTTGCTCCACGCAGTGCTTCACGCACGAATGCATCTTTGACTTCAGTGAACTTGCTGTTGCCATATGCATCACGCCAATGCACGAAGTCACCTGCAGAGCCATGACCGGGCTTCTCATTGAACGTGCGTCCGATGAGTCGATTCGCGTACGGACGACCTGATGCTTTATCACGCATGATCGGCACCATGAAGTCACGCTGAATCTTCTTACCCTCTGTGCTGCGGATCACCTCGTCAATGTAGCGCGGCCAGAGTGCAGACGGTGAGCCAAGCTGCTCAAACGTCTCAAGTCCTTCACGACCTTTGCCAATGTTGCGAGGGTTGAGAAAGCGTGCGCCATCTTCTGTCAGGTTCTCAGGTACGTAATTCGGATTGAGTCGCTTGAATGCACGCACTTCTCCCTGCGTGAATCGCTTCTGCTCCATCATGTAATCAGCAAGCTTGCGATTCGTCTCCTGCATCTCTTTCATCAACAGAGCGACTTTCGGATTCGCTTGTGCTTGTTGCACGTAGCCTTGCAGATCACGTGTGTTCGTAGTGAATAGATTGTGCTGCATGCCACCATTCAGATTGCGTGTGTCGATCTCACGCTGCGCAAGCAAAGCACGATCAAGCAACTGCGCTTCATCATCTGCAAGTGTGCGTCGCAGTGTGAACCAGTTGTCAAGCGGATTGATCTTCACTGCACTATCAGGCAGTTCGCCATAACTGTACGCATGCTGAATACGTGTATTGACTGCAGCACCAGTACGTGATGCTGTCTCTTCAGCAAAGCGATCTGTCCAATCATTCACAGTCTTCGTATTCATCTGTCGTTCGCTGATACTGCGCTTGAATGCTTCAGGCAGCGACTCATTGCGATTGATGTTCTGTTGCTTGAATTGCACAGATAATGGCATCTCAGTAGCACTGCGCACATCAGCACTGTCGAAGCCAGTCACGGCTCCCTTTGCTTCACTACGAATGCCATTGATCGCACGTGACACTGCATTGCGCTTCCAGTACGCTAGTGCCCCCGCACCCAAGACGCCGAAGCCCACGGCATCATACGTAGGATCGCCTGTAAGTCCAGCTTGCACGACGCGCGGGTCGGTGCGCCGTACTTCTTCGGCTCCTTGTGCTGCAACGTCGAGCGCCCCCGCAGCTTTTTGGTCAAGCTGTTCCTTTGCCTGTGCAACTGTTGTCTGTGGGCCAAGCGTTGCCTCCAATGCTGTGCTGATTGCACCTGCTACTGCGATGTTCGTAGCTGCCACTGCTTTGCTAGGCTTTGTCGTGATCGTGATTGGCGTAAGTGCTTCAAGCACCTTGAGCGCACCTGTGCCAATCTGATCAACAGTCTCTACGCCTGTCTTCAGCTTTGCAGCACCTTGTGAGATTGTACGTGCAACGCCAGTAGGTGCAGAGATGCCTGCAGTCAATGCAAGACGGCCCCATGCATTCGCGACCTGCATAGGATCACCAGACAGTAGATTGTCAGAGATCGGCTCGCCTGCGATGACATCTGACATCTCACGCACTGGCTTGACGATGCTCTCTGTGATCTTGTTCGCGCCTTCCGCACCGGGCAAGCCACTGCCACCAGCCCACTTTACACCAGCATCAGCAAGTCCGTACAATGCAGTGGGAGCGGCAACGACACTCGCTGCTACTTCCGGCAATGCAGTCGCCATCAATCGCTGCCAACGCGGCATGGGATTCGCACCAAGCGGTATTTGTTGGTGCGTCTTGTGCGATCATGCCACGCTGTAGTGCAGTCTCAAGAGGATCAGCCATGACTACCTCTACTTACCGTAGCGTTCGTTCTTCCATGCTTCTGCTTTTGCTGCTTGATCAGCACGATGACGGAATGCCATACGGAGCATTCCCAGGAGGCTTCAATCCACGACGTGCCATCTCTTGTGCAACCATCTCTGCAACGACCTTACTTGCTGATGCAGCATCCTTGCCCTTTGCTTTCACGTTGCTAGACACAACACCATTAGGAGACACAAGCGTCTCTACGGTCGCCGTCTCGCCGCCTGCGCCAGAGGCACTTGCATTGTTCTTGCCAATCTCAGACAGCATCTTCTGACGCATAAGTTGCCCCATGTCATCATTTGCTTTCGGATCAGTCATCACACCAGCCATTGCAGGCATGCCGCTAGGAAGAAAGCCTTCCTTCGCAAGTCCTGCAGCAACCTTCAACTGCTCAATCATCGCAGCTTGTGCTTGCTCGCGTGCAAACATCTGCTTTGCTTGTTGATTGGCTTGATCCACGCCAGCACTGTACTGTACATGATTCGCTTCACGCTGTCCCTGTGCAGCGTTCATCATCATGTACGACAGGCCAGACATGTCACGGTCCATCACACCACGCGCAAAGATTTGCTCCGTTGCGCTAGGCTGAAAGCTGTCCCACGGTACGGGAATCGGCTTAGGTGCAGTTGCCATTACCATGTCCCCCTATCAGTAGGATCAGAACTGTTCAAGATCATGCCATCATCTTTCTTCTTGAACAATCCCTTCAACTGCTCTGTCAGTCCAGCAGCGAACGTATCGTAATTCGGTCCACGCTGCGCCATCATCGTAGCGAGGATCGGACTTGCATTCAGCGTCGCAGCATTGCGGCCGCCGACGTTCGCACCCACTGCACCGCGTTGTAGCAGGCCCGCATCAAGGCCACCACTGATGTTCTCAGGAGCGAACCCACTGCCTTCAGGATTGCTTGCACGTTGAGCCAGCATGTTGTAAGGATTGAGCTTGCCTTCGTTAAACTGCGCGCGCATCTGTTCATAGAGTGGGCCTCCTTCTGCATCGCCACGTGCGAGTGCTGTACGCATGCCAGCTGTTGCGCCTTGATCCGCCGACGCGAGTGTGCGCTGCATTGGTGCTGTGCCCATGCCTGTGCGAAGGGCTGCTGCCGCATAGCCACCTTTGACATTATCCGCATTCTCGTTCACCTGCGTAACATCAGCGATCTTCTTTGCACCTACGACGCCTTCACGTGTAGGAGCGCCGTAGCTGTATCGCATTGCATCAAGCAACGGACTTGCACTGCTGCCTTCTACAAGACGACGATTGAAGTTGCGGCTCTTGTCATCTGCACCAGTCGTCAACTCATCACGGCCACGACGAGCAGCAATGTCATCTGTCTGATTGATGAGTGATTGCGTCTTTGGCGTAGCATCTACAACCCAACCACGACCCGGCACGTAGCGTGTTTGATTACCGCGTGCGTCTGTCTGTCCTGCAGTAGCAAGCTCGTACTGCTGATCAGCCATGCGCTTCTTGAGCATGTAGTCTTGCATCGCCATCTGCAGTGCTTGCTGCTGATTGCTCTGCTGCTGCCCTTGTCCGATCAGGTTCATAATGCCTGATGCTACAGAGCCACCAACTCCAATAAGCGAGATAGGGTCCATGATGCTATCTCCTAGAACACGCCAGACGAACCGACGCCACGGTTAGCCTGTGTCTTCTTGTTGAGTTGCGGCATGCCCGGTGCGCTCTCAGCCGTCGTGAGGTTGATTGGACCCTGTGCTGTGCCGCCCTTTGCAATTGCACCGGCGACATCAAATAGATTCGTGCTGCCAAGTGCGCTGCGAATGCTGCCTTCAAGGCCACTGATATCTGTTTGGGCTTTCGTTGTAGCACGATTGTAGAAGTCATCGAGGTTCGGCGCACTCTGCCCAAGCGACCAGTTGCTTGCGTAGTTGCCAGCTTCACCCTTGATGCCGCTCAGTGATTGACGCGACTTACCAAGAATGCTGTCGCCAATGCCAGTGAGTGTAGACATGCCGGCATTCGCCTGACTGCCAAGCTCGCCAAATGCAGTGTTGTAGCCACTGTCGTTCAACAGGCCACGAGCACGATTGAAGTCAAGCTGCTTCTCTGCGCTCTGTCGCTGTGTGTTGAGAATGCTCTGCAGGATAGGATCATCTGCAGTGTCCGCAATAAGCGTGTTCTCAAAGCCAGGATTGAACTTGCTCTGTACTTGGCTGTTGTAGTTGGCACGTTGATTTGTCTGGTACTTGTCAAGACCACTCGCGAACGTATCAGTCGTGAAGTATCCACCCGGATTGCTGTCCAGTTCCGGCACCTTCGCACGAGTATCATTGATGATGCTGTCAATGATGCTGCCGTATTGATCACCACTCAGACCACGCTGCCCAAGGTAATCAAGTCCAGTCTGCTTCGCGCCAGTTACAGCAGTGCCGAGCTTCGTCTGAAACTCTTGCTTTGCTTCTTCTTTCAGTCGATCCTGCCGTGCCTGCTCATCACGTGCAGCCTGCTGGCGCATCATCTCTACTTGCAGGGAATTGTCCTGCACCATACCGCCGCTACCGCTATTGCCACCACTCATGTTACTCTCCTACTACGATGGCATGCATCGAGCCAATGTGCTTGAAACCAAGTCGCTCTAGAAAGCGTGCGCCTTTTGCAACACTTAATCCAGATGAGATACCGAACTTGATCACTTTCGCACCTTGAGCTAATGCCCATGCTTTGTATTCATCAATCAGCTGAATCAATTGTGGAAGACATTTACCACGATGCTCTTCATCAATCATGATGGTAATGTCGTACGCAATCTTGTCGCGGCTGTAAATGAACGGTTCGCAGTAGCAGATCAATCCGCCTACAGCATCATCGTTCGCATCTGCAATGACACGCAAGAACCAGCCCGGTTGCTTGAGTATCGCGCCGCAGATGTAGTTGGCGCACTTCTCATCATCAAACGTCGTGAACGTGTACGT